TGACTTCCATCTGCCATTAATTGCAATTGTCGATGATGAATTCCAGTTACCTCAGAAACTTCTTTTAAGTTCCATCCAGATTTTTTTATTCCATCAAATAAAGCATCCCAATGCACGTTGGTTAATTTTTGTTTTGCTCGTCGTGGATACATTAATTTAGTCCATAAATTTCGTCTAAATGAACAATAACCCGTTTTGGCGAATTAAGCTTTGCTTTCTTTAGTTTTTGTTGACGTTTTGCCTGTTGGTCGCTTGGCAAAAAATCACCACGGATAAAGCGATTAATCATGGTGTCAGTAACAACGCGTTTTACAGGCTCAACTAATGGTTTTTGTTTTACTTTTGCTTTATTAGCATGTAATCCAGTTCGGTTATAGGCTCTAATGCTTTTCCCACCAGCCCGTATTTTTTGGCGGGTTTCGCTAATAATTTTTGCAACATCATTATTTTTTGCAAATTGAACCAGTTCGTATTTATCATAAAAACAAGCGTTTGCTTTTTTTAATGCTGGCGCTGGTAATCCAGCGGCTCGTCGTAATTGTCTAAAAACTGCTATTTTTAAATTCAAAGTTTTTGCAGCTTCTTCAGCATCAATTAAATTATCCATTATCTTGCTGCCTGAATAATTTTACTGCACTCAGGACAATAAACCCGTGTTCTGCTAACGGTTTCAATTTGTTTTTTGCATCGTTTGCAAATAATTTTTTTAATGGGATTGGTGCTTTGATAACTCATGCTTATAACTCCTCAATTAGGCATGGCTTAAAATTGAAAGCCCAATTAACCATCATGGGCGTAGGTTTGGTCAACTTGCATAACTGCTACCATTTTTTGGGACTGATAGGACTCCCGCTGACCGGTTATTCACAGCTTGTTTGCTTTACAATCTGATGGCTACTAGACAGAACCCCAGTAGTCGAGCCACATCGTTCACCATCAAGTGATTGGTATTTATTAGCGCATATCAGGCTTAAGCCCCGCTAACTGGTTCTTAAAATACCAATCCTTCATAGTGCTTGTCTTTCCAAGCTGTCATGGTGGTGGCGCGGACATCAAACTCGCGCTATGCCTCGCGTAAAACAGTCCGGTTCTGCCCATACTTGGCGATGTCATTTACTTCACCATCACGGCTGTTGACTGCTTGGCATTTAGGCGTTATCCAAGGTATCGATTCCCACCGTTGCCAAGATTTCAGGTCTTTTCACGGTACGCTTCAATCAACATGCGTGATGGTGCTGTCTTTCCATCTGTCACTGGCCACGGTGTCAACAGTTAAACCGTATCACCGCTAAAAATGAGGTCTCGCACTCCAGTCAGTGCTTTCATTACAGGTCATTCCCCCGCCCTTAGTTATCTGCTCTAAGTTTCATAAGGGTAGGCAAATCGGTTAATTAACCGTTGCAGATGCCAAATTTTTATCATCACGGCTGGCGACTGGTGGGATTCGAACCCACATCAACCAAGTTTTAGCGCTAGACCTCATAGGTAGCTAACCTATCTCCAATCGCCATGCGTGATGGTGCTGGTTACGTTTATCCAGCGGCTGCGGCTTACGCCCGTAAATATAGCCATCATCAATGGATAACCACGAAGTTAAAACCATTGGAGCAAGTTCACTATGTAAAACTTGGACAATCCTATATTCGCGGTTTTTATAACTCCAATCACCGCCAACCGAGTCGAGCGCCTTTTGTAAGGCACGGTTAAATACTAATCCTTTTTTAATTACTGTGCAACTTTCTTTTATCGCTCCAAAATAAAAAAGCCTCAAACGCTGCTTCATAACCCAACGCTACGCAAACAAAAGCACCTTCTTTTTTAGCCGCTAACAAATATTCTTGTTGCCCATCTTGCCATGATGATTTGGTGTGATCCTTGCGCTTTAGCTCGCAAATAAAAGCAGGACTGCCAGGAATAATAATATCCGGTGCGCCTTTGGTCATGCCTTCTGCTTTCTGTTTAGATACTTGGTTAAAACTGCGTTTACCCTCGTTTCTAATGTGCGTAGCAATCAAACCATAAGTATCAGGATACTCTCTGCGAATCTTGGCAAAAAACGTTACCGCTTCAACGGTTTCAGAAGGACAGTCACCGCGAAATTTAATATCACCATAAACAGGTATGTCAGTATGGAATTTCATCAGGTTCTTCGTTATATCCTATGATCTTGTAAAAGTTATCAACTTTCTTATAACTAATTGTTGATGGCGGAACACAGCCAGTTTCGGTATTTTCCATAAACCGATTGTAGTCCCTACGCATTTTTTCATTAAACCAAACTGAAAACGCTCGATATTCTGTGACAAATTCAACTTTTAAACAAGGATTACCAGCTCTGCTTAATGTTGGCCATACCACCATTGATATGACTCGATCCGTTTGCAGCCGTGTAGGATCTTTTTTTAATGCTTTGAAATCCGAAGCCAACTTTTCATTTGGATCAATGATTTCACCTTTGCACTTTTTGCAATGCCTAGCGGCAATATCATTCTCAGCTTCACAATGCGGACATGGTTTAAACGTCCATCGTTCATCGCATTGTTCAAATTTTCCTGTTCTAGTTATGCTCCAGCCATTACAGCGCCTCCCCCAGTGTGCAGGCATTGCGCCAAATTCTGTTTCAATTTTATGGCCTTCAAGGTCTAAAAAATAACCGTCAATGCTGACCTGATAACCATCTTTATTTTCTTTGGCGGAAAACTCATTTTCTTGGCCGCATTTTGGACAAATGCATTTAATAAAGCCGCCGCCACCCGATGACATTGAGGCTTCAATTTCTGGATTAAAAATATCACCATCTGGACAATGGCGTTCAATGTTTTCGGCGTAATCTAATACTAAACAATCGGCTTTGTTCGGCGCTAGACGTAAACCGCGCCCAATTATTTGTTGCAATAATGCTATTGATTCAGTTGCTCTTAAAATAGCAATAACATCAACGTGTGGCGCATCAAATCCTGTCGTTAATACCGACACGTTAACAAGATACTTAATCAACTTGGCTTTGAATTTGCAAAGAATATCTTCACGTTCAGCAGGGGGCGTTTCACCAGTAACAATAGCTGATAACTCTGGTGGCAAACTTGCCATGATTTCATTAGCATGTTGTACCGTGGCGGCAAAAAACATCACGCCTTGTCTGTTTCTTGATTGTGCCACAACATCACCAACAATCGCCGATGTTAATCTGCCGTGGCCATGATAAGCCTTATCAACATCTGCCGCGCTAAACTGCCCCATCTTATTCGTTTGCATATTGATGGTGTCATAATGCTCGTTAATAGCACCAACAATCGGCTGCGTTAAAAAACCTTGGTCAATCAAATCTTTCGCTTTTACTGTATAAACCCGCTGCATAAAGAATGGATCTTTTGCTTTGTTTTCACCGTGCGCTTTGCCATTTTCATCTTGGTGATAAATATAGCCACTACCAAGGCGATAAGGCGTGGCTGACAAGCCTATTATTCTAAGCTTTGGATTGTGATTTTGAATTGATCCAATAATATCTTTAACTGTTGGCGTTAGCCGATGCGCCTCATCAATAATAATTCCACAAAACCGATTACCAAAACGATGTATTTTGTTTTTAATGCTGACTGGCGTACCAAACACTACAGGGTATCTGGTACAAGTTTCGCCCACGCTGGCGCTAAACAATGAGCAAGGATTGCCAGTTTCTCGATACTTTTCAGCGTTTTGTTCTACCAACTCTTTTGATGGAACAATCACCAATATAGATTTGCCGTTGCTAATGGTGTGCAACGTGTTCGCAATTGCCGCGACAATATGACTTTTGCCGCTACCTGTTGGCAGTTCCAACAGGCATGGTTCGGTTGATTTTTTAACCCAATCTATTGCGGCATCGTGGGCTTCTTGTTGATACCATCTAAGTTTCATGTAAATAAATCACTTTGCTGATTAAAAGATAAAGTGCTAGAACTGTTTTCGCTTTCTATTCTTTCAACAAGTATAGATGTTCTTGTTTCTTTACTTTTTGGTTGATAAGTGCCTTTCCATTTCAAATCTATCCCAATGTTACGAGCTACGTTAGTGCTATCAGCAGAAGCCAAAGGTAATTTGCTAAAAATTTCTGGGTTTAACATTCTTAAACCATGCAACTTGCAGATGGGTCTATTTTTATCATCAACAATAAACGGCAATACATCATTCATTCGTGCTAACAACTTGCCAACTTTAGCCGCATCATATTTTCCAGAACTACCTATCCCAACTTTTGGGTATGTGTTAGCTAATCTAATTAATCTGTCAATCGATTCGTTTGTATGCCAAACTGCAAGTCCATTATGTTTTTGAAATGGCCAATCTTCTAAAAGTTTATCGTTTTCTTCTTCTGTGCCGTCAATCACATCAGGAATAACAGCAAAATCAAATCCTGGATGATTTTTCCATTCATGCACAAACTGATAATAATCTAGCCAATTTGTAATTTTCCCTGCTTTCCAAAAACTAAAAGCACCATTATCAATCGCAAACGACTGGCTGTATTCAGCCGCTAATCCAATTTGACTTGAATTAGCATAACTAATGAAAGCATGTCTTCCTTTCCATGCTTTTATAGCGCAAGTATCTGGTGTTATTGGCCCCCCGTGGTAATGAATCATTCTTTATGCACCTTGGGAAACTGACCTGATGATTGAGTCACCATAGCCCAACATTTAGGAGTTTCCCAAACTTTGACGCTAAACAAATACTTGGTTTTAAACC